CTTCAAATGACCTTCGACAAACTTGTCTCTTTCGAGCGTGTCGAAATCGTTCGGAACAATCGCAATCAGTACAACAGTTTTCGTGTCATGCTCGTTCAGAAACTCACCAAGTACAAGCAAGACATGGACAGCATTGGCTTTCTGAGTGACGCCATCAAGAGCTCTACCTTGGTCTCAAGTTTCAATGCAGAGAAGTGCATCGCTACTTTCGAGCTTGGCGCGCCAAAGCCTAAAACCACCTATGTTCTTGTTTCTTCGGAGCCAATTCATGGGAATGTATAGCAAGCTCTGGAAGCTCATTGACGCTGCAGAAACTGGTGCTGAGATTCCAGTGCGCTGCCAAGCAGAAGCTGCCAGACGAATCATCCAAGCTGTGCGCAAGGAGAAGACTAAGAATGTGGCACTGCGAAAGAAGCTGGGAATGCTTCGTCAAGGTCCACTGAAGAGTCGCATCGTAGAAGATACTACTGATGCACAGCAAGTCACAATTTACTTTTCCCTCGAATGGGATGGAAGAAAGCTATGAGCAAATCAACTCCTGAGGAACAGCACAAGATAGCACAGCGTCTCAGACTGGCAGCAGAAGAAGGTCAGCGTCAACGTGCACAAGCTGAAGCTGCTGAGTGGAATGCTACTCGCGATACGGACAAGGCACGAGGTGTTGGTGCTCACGATCCCAAGAATGCTGGTGTCAACTTCGACCAGAAAATCTACTGGTTCCCTCCCCACTTCTTGGAGCTTCGTAAGGAGTTGCAGGAGCAATGGCAAGATACGCTGTGGCCACGAGTGAGCTGGTACATGGCAAACCAAGCAGAAGAATTCATCGAACGCATGAATGACTGGTGTGGCATGAAGTTGCCATTCGACAGTGCCAAGGTGGATTGGACTTGCGAACAGTTCCTGAAGAAACTCAGAAGGATGAGGGGTGCAGCATGACACCAGAACTCAAAGCAAAAATCGAAGCAGCGAAGGCCAGGTCGCAGAAAACTCTGGCAGCAGCAAAGGAGAAGCAAGATGTCAGTACAGTTCCTCAGCCCGAAAGAGCACGCAATATACCTGAAGTTGCTGGCAATGATGGACATGCAAATCCAGCGCCAGTTGTGGAGCCGCTCGTTGTTGTTACCGAAGTACAACCCGCAGCTCTTGTTGTCGTGGAACAGCCAGCGGAACGGGAACTGGGAAGTCGTGGAACGCAAGATGGTGAACAACGGTCTGATGGTAGTGATGGTCCCAGTACAGAACTGGACCTCAGCAATCCAGTGCATGCTGGATTCCTTCAACGTCTCGAAGACCTAGAGACAGCACTGCTTGCTCGCGATCCCATGATGCCCACGCATCTTGCTGAGATTCACAAGACTCTCATGCAGTACGATGACATCATGCCACTGCTTTCAGTGGAAGAGATCAGCAAGATCATGGCAGCACAACAAACACACGTAGCGTTGTTCTTGCGGCAGGAAGTCGTCAAGGGCAGCAAGGCCAGCGCAGTTAAGAAGACTGCTAAGGTCACGCTCGATGACATCTAAGGAGATAGTGATGTGGCAACCAGTTACGCCCACCGAGTCAGAGACGCAAGTCTGCTTCTGCCTTGGTACGCTGCAGTCCCGAGTAGTGGGGAGCGGAGTGGAATTTTTGTCTCTCCTGCGACAGCAATGTCTTACTGCTTATTACGTGCTGTCGATCAATGGCCAGAAGAATCAGGCTGGTCAGATCGACGTTATTGCTTGTACCACCATCCCACCGGAGGTGGTCTCTGCTTTGCTTGCAAAAGTACAACTGAACTTCCCGGACTTCACAGCCAGTGTATGGCTTGTGAAACCAGTGAAGGACAAAGCTGGGAATACCATAGGTGTTTCCTCTCGTCTTTGGAGTTAGCGAGCACACTATGGCTACCACCAACGGATTCCAATCTCTCGACGAACTGGATGCGGCGATACCAACCCGTCGCACCAGCACCGATGACGTATCGTTCCTTGACCGCATTGACCTCGGAGCAGCGATTGCAGAGAGCAAGAGAATTAGTGCGAACACAGCGGATAAAGCTTACAGGAGGTTGACCAGTCATGGAAACGTTACAAGTTATTCTTTGCTTGGTAACCTTCATGAATGCCCTAGGCGCTTTGAGCTTGATAAGTTACAAGCTAATGCCGAGGTTCCTCTGGATGTTGACGTCGATCCTGCTGAAGTTAATATCGACTTTGCTTTTGGTCATGCTGTTGGTGCAGGTATTCAAACCTATGCTGTAACGCACAGTATTCTGGCAGCACAGTGGGCTGCATTCTGTGCATGGCGTGCACCGTGGGATGCTGAGAAGCTGGACAAGAATGGCAAGGCAACTGCTGGCAAGAGTCTCACTCTAGCAATGGCTGCTGTGGAGAACTTCATCCATTTCTGGGACACTACGCTCTCAGACTTCGAGGTTGTCGTCATCAATGGCAAGCCTGCAGTGGAGCTAGCTTTTGCTGTCGACATGCAGAATGGCTTCTGGCACTTCGGCCACATCGATGCTATCCTTCGCAGCAAAAGCACTGGGCGCCTTGCAGTTTGGGAAGGCAAGACCACAGCATTCGAGAATGTGAACGAGGCAGCGTACGGTAACAGCTCGCAAGCACTAGGCTACAGTGTTGTCGTTGATGCCATAGCTCAGATCATTGGTGCTGAAGGTTCGGACTACGAAGTCTTCTACATCGTCTTCAGTAGCAAGTCTCGTGAGTTCATGTTGCTGCCGTTTGGAAAATCCCGCAAGCAGCGAGCCGAGTGGATTCAAGACATTCTCCTTGACCACGCCAACATCGGAACCTATGAACGCATCCAGTTCTACCCGAAGCGTGGTGAGTCTTGCATCAACAAGTACCGTCGTCAGTGCTACTGGTATGGCCAGTGTCACATGAGCAACAAGAACTTGTTCCCAGGAACCGTTGCCCCAGAACTGAAGAGTGTGGAGAACGTAGAAGCTGTGGACTTCAAGTTCACGCGTGATGAGTTGATTGCAAGTCAGAAACAGAAAGGATGACAGCATGCCTAACATAAATATCATGTCTGAAGAAGATACCTGGCGTGGAACTGGCAGAACTACCAGGCTTGCTATAGCTTTTACCAAGACAGTAATTGAAGCAGCTGGTAGCTGGATAGAAATTCGTGATCATTGGCCGACACCAAAAGCTGCAAGAGAGTTGACTAAGCGAGTATCAGACATTCTGAATATTCTCTGTGTCGATCATGAGTTGCAAGACATGCGTATCAAAGTCCACCCTATGAAGGAAAAGAAGCAATGAAATTCGCAGACTATGTCCCCCAGGCAGCACGCAAAGTGCTAGTCTATGGCGGACCCAAGACAGGTAAGACTGAACTTGTAGGCAAACTGCTGGAGAAGAAGAAGCTCTGGTGGTTCGATCTTGAGGACGGTGCCAAGACACTAATGAACAACCCACGCATTCCCAAGGAGTGGCTGGATCGACTGGAGTACTTTCGTCTTCCTGATACTCAGGTGTTTCCTGTGGCGGCAAGAACTTTGCTGCATGTCATCAAGGGCAAGGAAGTTTCCATCTGCCATCGTCATGGCGTTGTCAACTGTGTGAACTGCAAGAAGGAAGCACCAGAAGCTTTCAGCGCCATCAACCTCAGTGCTTTCACGAACGAAGATGTTCTGGTGATTGACTCTGTGTCGCAACTTGCAGCCAGTGCAATGAACGACATTCAGAAAGATGTCATCGCCAAGGACCAGTTCGACAAGAAGCCTGACTGGGATGACTACTTCAATCAGGGTCGCATCATGGATCGAATCTTCTCGATCATGCAGCAGGCACCCTTCAACGTCGTTGCCATCAGTCATGAACAGATGGTGGAGATGGAAGATGGTAGCAAGAAGATTGTTCCCATTGGTGGCACCAGTCAGTTCAGCAAGACCTTCGGCAAGTACTTCGATGATGTCGTGTACTGCGAAGTCATGAACAAGAGCCATCGTGCTGCCAGCAGTACTACGTACAAAGCAAACGTGCTGAGCGGTAGCCGGACTGGCAAGGAGATTGAGAAGATTGCAGGCAGCAGCCTGTTGGAGCTGTTCAAATGATTGAAACTCATACAACTCCGGAGCAGGGAAGACAGTTAGATGCTTTGCTGAGAAATTGGAATGTAGTTGATCCGCAAATGAGAAACTCACTGTATTTGCTATATCGACAAGTTCGAGAGGGCAGAACAGTCACAGTAACTCCCGACACTCACTTTGAAGACGTAGCAAGACTGGCGAGAAAACACATGCAGGAACTTCTCCTGAATGCAACAGAGCCTGCAGACGCTCGCCAAGCTGGTGGTGATCACTACAAGAAGCTCAAAGTCCAACCTTGGGATGCCATGGAAGCATGGCTGACTGAAGAAGAATTCCGTGGATTCCTTAAGGGGAACATCATCAAGTATCTTGCGCGCGCTAACAGTGGTAAAGAAGATCACAATCTCATGATTGAGAAAGCAGCGCACTACCAACAGAAGCTGGACGAGATGCTCGTCAAGTGGAAGTCGTCATAAGAACTGACGTTAAACAGTCTCGTAAAGTAAAGTAACTTAACCAACCTAAGAGGTATTTCAAATGGCTGACAATCTCAACAAAGACTCCGACGAAGCACAATTCGAGTCGCTTGACGCACTGTTTGGTGCAAGTCTTGACGACATCGCAGACCTTGCCAGTTTCGAGACTCCCAAGTCCGGAACCTACGTGCTCAAGGTCAGCACTGGCACCAAGAAGATCAACAAGAAGGATGCTGTCACGGCAGACTTCGAGGTTGTGGAAACCATCGAACTCAAGGACCCGGACGATACTCCGAGCAAGCCTGGTACTAAGTTCAACATTGCTTTCATCTCGGGCAACAAGTTTTCCGAAGGCCGGCTGAAGCAGTTCCTGGTGCCGTTTGGTGACAAGTTCGGTGAGCGGAACGTCGGTGTGTTGGTCCGTGACACCATCAAGGACATCGTCATCACCTGCCAGCTGGGCAACCGTGCTGACAAGGACGATCCGGAAAAGGTGTACGCAACCATCAAGAACATCGAAGTAGCGTAAGCTGCAGGTGATGTGACTTTGCGGGGCTTCGGCCCCGTTTTCGTTTTAACTAGGAGAACAGTATGAGTATCCCCAATCGTCAATGGAAGTATGTCATCGTTGACCTGGAAGATGGCAGCTGCATCGGCACTGACAGTGATGACACTGCCAAGGAGTACGCTCGCGGAGACCAGAACTTCGTGATTGAAGTTCCTCGTTGTGTAATCATCACAGCGGATGCTGAAGGAACTGAGTTCAGCGCTGACAACATTCCTGAACAGAAGCTCTACAACTTGGCTGACGACCAAGGATAATTATCACCATGAAAAGACTGCTCCATCTTGGCACCTATGATGACGAACCATACCAGCATCGACTGGTAGGTCTCACTGCAGGTCAACAAGTTGCATGGAAGACGCGACTGTCCACACCGGACACTGTTGCGGAGATTGAAATGCAAGCTCGTCAGCACAAGCTGGATGGAGTAGTCTGCTCTAACACGTACTTTCTCGAACGTCTCTTGAAAGACCAGGACGACTACATTCCTCCTAACATCCGGAAGGGTATTACTCTTGACGATTACCAAGGCAGCTTGCTGTTCACCAAGCGTGACAAGCTTCCAGTCGTCATAATTAATCCTCTTGCTAATCTGATTAGTCAGAACTATGCAACACCTGCAGCACAGCGATTCATCAGCAAGCTGTCGCAGCCACACAAGTGGTTCAAGCAAACACCATTCACGTGGAGCCAAGGCAAGCCGGAGAACTTAGATGAAATCTATAAGCAATTCGTTGAGAAGGTTTCTCTCATCAGTATCGATATCGAAACTATTGTTGACGATCCAGATCGTCGCATTGCTTGTGTCGGTTTCAGTGGTTACTGTGCAGCTACACACACGACTATCACAGTTGTCATTCCATTCACAGACATGTACTTCTGGGCTTGGGTCAAGAAGTTCTGTGAACTGAAAGCGCCAAAGATTCTGCAGAATGGACTGTACGATCATGTGTATCTGCTGCGCTGGGGGATCGCTACTCACAATTGGATTTACGATACTCAGCATCTTTTTCATTCTATCTGGTCTGAGTTTCCTAAGCGCCTTAGCTTTATTACTCCTTACGCTATTCGGAATGTACGATACTGGAAGGATGACGGCAAGACTGGAACGTTGTATGACTACTATCGTTACAACGCTAAGGATTGCTGGGCTACTCTTAATGCTTTTCTTGCTCTTGTGGCTGAGCTGCCCGACTACGCGATAACGAACTACGTGCAAGAATTCCCACTAGTGTTCCCTTGCATCACTTGTGAGATCGAAGGTGTTGCTGTAGATGAGAAGCAATTCGCAATTACTCGTGCACAGACTGAGAACAACATCTTGCTAGCAGAGCGCCAGTTCCAGCGCATGATTGCGGCTCCGGGCTTCAATGTCGCCAGCCCCAAGCAGCGTTTGAATCTGTTTAAAGTTCTTGGGCTCGGACATCTTGGCAGTACTGACAAAGCCAACATGCTCAAGGCTAAGGCCAGCAGCAACTTCAATGAACGCATCCTGTCGACGATGACTGATATCGTTGAAGACAAGAAGCTGATTAGTAACTACCTAGTACCGGAGAAAGTTTGGCATGGACGAATCCACTACAAAATCAATCCTGCTGGAACAGATACTGGACGGCTGGCATCGACCGCTAGTTCTTATTGGACCGGATTCCAAATCCAGAACATTCCCCGCGGGATATCCGTTAAGCAGTTTATTATCTCTGATCCCGGATGGCTGCTCTGTGAAATTGACAAGGCACAATCAGAAGCCAGATGTGTGGGTTATCTCGCTGGAGAGACTAAACTAATCGCTGTTGTAGAAGGTCCTCATGACTACCATGCCTGGAACGCTCAAGCCTTCTTCGGAACTCCCTACGAGACAATCTACAGTGATGAACTACACATCACTATTAACAAGGATTTGCGTGATCTGTCCAAGCGGACAAACCATGGAGCTAACTATAACATGGGCGCAAGAGTCATGCTTGACACCATGGGACCCAAGTACGTTAGTAAGGCAAAGTCTCTTCTTCGGATTCAAGGACGACTTATCGACGTATGCCAAGTACTCCTCGATCGCTATGCGTTCACTTATCCGAAAGTTAAGGGCGATTGGTATGACAGTATCGTTCGAGAAATCCAAGTCACTGGTCGTCTTGTCTCCCCCTCCGGACGCACGCGTATATTTTTTGGAAAGCCATGGGCGAATAAGAGGGATCTAAATGCAGCTGTCGCTCACGCACCCCAGTCTCTCAGTGTCGATCTCATTAACGAAGAATTCTACAATGCCTGGAGATGTACAATCTACGGTAGCTTTTATAAATTGGATTACGAGACAGGCACTAGAACTCTACGAACATTCGACCTTCGAGGGAAAGTTCGACTCAAAGCGCAAATTCACGATTCGATATTCTTTCAGTACAGGGCTGGAAGTAACTATAAGAATCTCCCAGAAGAGTTCCGAAACACATTGATGGATTCTAGAATTCCAATAAAAGCACCAGACGGAATAGTGCGAACTATGTTCATCCCCAGTGACATTGCTGCTGGCAAAACAAGGTGGTCGGAGTTGAAATGAGCAATGAAAAAAGTCTGTTTGATCTTTACTTCTCTTATGTGGCTGACACAGAAGCACCAACCATCTATCATCGATGGTCTCTGCTCAGTTCAGTTGGTGCATTCTTGGGACGGCAGGCTTACCTAGCTCAAGGCTTGGTGAAAATCTATCCCAACATGTACGTGATGCTGATTGGTAATCCTGGGACCAGAAAGTCCAGTGCTATCAAGACTGCAAAGCGTGTACTCAAAGGCGCTGGATATGACACATTCAGTGCTGAACGAACAACCAAGGAGAAGTTTCTCCTGGACTTGGAAGGAATTAGTGATGAGCAACAACACTTCATGGAGCGCGGAGGAAAGCGTGCAAAGGGAGATACAGGAATACACGACATTCTTGACAACCTTAACCTCTCCGGAGGTTCTGGCGAACATGATGGAGTTCCTAGAGAAGTGTTCATCACGGCTGACGAGTTCAATGAATTCGCAGGGACAGGCAATATCGACTTCCTTTCGACTCTCGGAGCGCTCTGGGATTGGGATGATGAACTTGACTGCTATCGTCAACGATTTAAGAATTCTAAGTCCATCAGTATCTATCAGCCTACGATATCGATCCTCGGAGGGAATACACACAGTAGTTTTCAACTCGCATTTCCATCCGCAGCTTTGGGGCAGGGCTTCCTTAGCAGACTTATACTTGTCCATTCTGAGCCAAGTGGCAGAAAAATTACTTTTCCTAAAAAGCCGGATGAAGCCATCGCTGTTGCAATGATGGAGAAGTTCAATGCCATCAAGAAGACTGTGAAGGGTGAGATTCCATTGGACTCTGGTGCTAAGCAAGCAGTGGATGCAATCTATCGAACGTGGCAGGACTTGGAGGATTATCGGCTCAAGAGCTACAGCACTCGCAGACTGACGCACATGCTGAAGCTATGTCTGATTTGTGCGGCCATGCGCTGCAGTGCTGTCATCACTCAGGAAGATGTAATTCTGGCAAACACCATTCTCACCTACACTGAGAACAGCATGAGCAAAGCGCTCAGTGAATTCGGTAACAGTCGCCACGCAACAGCCAGTCATGCGATCATGACAGCACTGTACGAATCCAAGAAAGCTATTCCCTTTGAAGACCTGTGGAAGGTAGTTCAAAGAGACCTAGAAAAACGAGAGAATCTTCAAGACTTGCTCCGGAATCTCTCTGAAGCTGAGAAGATCAACTTTGACAAGGCAGCAGGAGGATTCTTGCCAAAGCAAAAGCCAGTCAACAGCAGAGCGTTGTATGTGAATTTGAATCTTTTGAAGGAGTACAAGGAATGAACAACCCTGATGAAGGTGCTACCAAAGCACCTGAGCACACAGTAGTAAGCACTGACAAGTGCATCGCTCCGGATGGCAGAGTCCGAGCTCACACCTTCAAGTGGGTGTGGGAAGGAAAGAAGATGACTGACAAAGTCTTCTGCAGCACTTGCGGACAGATTCGCAAGAACATTCACAGTAAACCATTTACCCTTGAAGGAGAACAGCAATGAGCATCCCATTCAACGAAAGCACTAGTGCAAGTGCAGGCACTGCGTATTTGGCAGTCATCGGTAATTACATCAATTACGAAGCTTTCGTTTGCCAATTGATCAAGGAGCGTGGAAGTCTTGCGGCCAACTTGGAGCATATGCTTATTGGTACTTACGGAGAAGGCGGAGAACTCGCAGATGCAATCAAAAAGCACACCATTTATGGAAAGCCTCTCGACCTCGTTAACGTGGTGGAAGAGCTTGGTGATTTGGAGTTTTATCTCGCTGGCATTCGTCAGATGCTCGGCATCAAGCGAGAAGATGTGCTCACCAACAATCTCGTCAAGTTGCAAGCACGTTACCCCAAAGGAAGTTACTCCGATGCCGACGCCCAAGCTCGGGCTGACAAGCTACCGGAAGCAACTACTCCGCCAGCAGAGTGTCACATCATCGACGTCACCAGTGCCGAATACATCGCAGCAAATCCGCCAATCAGCAAGGAGCAAGTAGCTGCTGTTGATGAAACCTCCGACATGGCTGTGAAAGTGGCAGACCCTGAAGTTCCGCCAGACATTCAACCGTGGTGCGTTCCTCTGCTGGAACAGTTCCATTCGAACAAGACAGTGCAAGCAATTGCATATACGAACAACACAGCAACCGTGCTGTTTGTGGGGGACAGCAACCCGTATAAGCTGTACAAACCGAAAGTCTAACAAGTTCTGAACGAACAAAAGCCCCAGAGCTGTAATGGCTGCTGGGGCTTTTTGCTGTCTGTCGCAGTTTCTAGTTCTGCCGTATTGGCTGCATATCTGTAACGACTACGACTTTCTGAAACTGCAAACCACCAGGCACCGGTGGTGTCACTCGATTCGTCACAGTCTCTGCAAGTGGACCAACTGCCATCGGTGCTCCTTGCGTTAGTGGGATGCCAGCAGCAACTGCTTGAGCAACAGTATACTGAACCACTCCAGGCTCTGCTAGCTTGTCACTAAGCGGAACTCCACGAGTGTTGACACCAGTCAGAACTCCTATTCCCATGATTACTCCTGAGGTTGCTGTTGATCTTCAGGTGCTGCATTCCTGTAGTCAGGAAGCGGATTGCCACCCATGATTTCACTGAGTCGTTGGCCGTACGGACTTTGAAGCTTTCGGCGCATTCCTTCCACGGTGCTTTCGTTAGCGTTCTTCATCCACTGCTGCAGCGAAGCATGGAAGTTTTCCAGACGTCCGCCAGCTTGTGCGAAGTCTTTCATGAATCCT